TAAATTTTACCTCTTTCCCGTCAATTACAACGGTTTTTTCCGTGACCATTTTTACGCCCTCCGGTTAAGTCGTGTAAACGGTCGAAAACCACCCGCTTTTCACGGTTTCATCCGTGGTGCTTGTCGTGGTCGCCTTTACGTGCCCGTTCGGCAGCGGGATCGCATTGTAATCAATGGTCGCCGTCTGGGGCGTCTTGCTGCCCTCCGTGGTGTTGTGTGAAGCGGAGGGTCTGGAAAGCGTCACCCGGTAAAGGGCAAAGAGGTTTTTATTCTTGTCCCCGGAAAACCTCCCGAGCAGTGCAACCTCTTTGATCTGTGCGTCCGCGTTTTCGACCAGGACGCCGTTGTCGTCCAGGGTATCGCCCCAGATGTCGGTCCGCATCTGTTCCGGGACCTTTGCGATCTCGATGCTGCCGCTGTATCCGTTGTTATCCTGCCCGATCCAGTAGCGCACATTGTCGGCATAAAAAACCGTTTCCTCACCTTCCGGATCCATCGAAATCGACACCGCGCCGGGGACCTTGACCGGGGTCCCGAATGTAATAGTGCCGTCTGTGCCTTCCGTGATTACCGCATAATGCAATTCGTCAAGTCCAAACTGGACCTTGTTTTCGTTAACTTTCAGGCTCATCGATCAATACCTCCAAAGTATAAAGCTCCATATACATTTTTTCCGAGTCCAGGTATGTCTCATTCCTGGCAAATGTCAGCTGATGGTCCCGCAGGACGCTTTCGACCTTGCGTTCCATCTCAAAGTCCTTGTTTGCCGTGTAAACCTCAATATAGAGCGTTTCTATTTTCTGGTAGTTGAGATTGTCGGCAAAAAACGAATCAGATGATGGATAATAAAAACAGATATACGGCGGGGCCTGCTTGGTGTTGTCCTGGAAATGGTTATATGCTGACGGGATCCCGGTCTCCTGGATCATCGTGAAGATTTCCTCATATGTCATGCTTGTCATAGTGCACTTTTCAGCCTTTTCTCAAATTCTGCAATGATCTTTTCCTCTGCCGGCTTTATGTGCGGAATGGCCGCGACGCGCCCGCCGTTTTGCTTTGCGTGCCCGTTTTCCAGCAGGTGCGTGAGCCTTGAAGTGGGATCGCGGTTATAAATCACCGCTGCCGCTCCGGTCCTCTCGATATCGACACGGGCCGCCCATTGGTCCGCGTAATGCTTGCCCATTGATGGCCGCCCGGAAGACTTCGGCGAGGTTTTTTTAAGCTGTGCGGTTCCGGTTTTGGCTGCTTCCCGGATCGCCTCCTCCATTACCTCTGTCACCTGATCGGCATAGTCCCGAAGGATTTCCTGGACTTCCGCGGCCAGGCTGCTGCCCTGGATCTTAATCGATGCCATTGCTGCCGCCTTTCCGCTCAACATAAAGCTCGAGGTAATCCGTCCCCGGAACGTGATAAGTCCGATAAATCGAAAATGATTTATCATGATACATGCAGAGCGTTTCTCCCTGGTAGTCTGCCGCAAAAACCGAAAAAACAAATTCCGGATTGAGGCCGTTGCTGCCGGCAGCGAAAAACTCCGCCCGCGTCACGCTTTCCGCCTTGCAGTAGACCATGCGGCCCGTTGTCTGCAGGTCCGCGTTTTCCCGGATGACACCGGTCGCATCCTGCGTCTGCGGCGCCGCGATCAGATAAAGGATATCGTCCATATATCACGCCCCCGACATTTTCCCGGAAAAAATCCGGTTGTTGAGCTGCCAGCGCAGCATCCTCGGCATGCCCTCCATGGTGTCGCGCCTCCGCCATGTCCAGGCGGCGTATGTGACAATCAACTGCATGTCGTCAAGCCTGGAGGCGTCAAGCGCCGCGCCTTCCCGGTCCATATTGGCCTGAGCGGTCACAATATACTGAGCCAGCCGCCCGTCAAAAGCATCTGTCATGATCCTCAGATCCGTTTTCAGCATCTGCAGGATTCCGTCGGCGTCCTGGGAGGAGGCTCCGCCCTCCTCCGCGATCGAAAGCTTTCCCGCCTCGTCAATCGTAAGATATGCCATAGGCTGCCCCCTCCCTTTTATGCCGCCGCGCTTACGCCGTCACCGTGACGGTGCAAGTTGCGGTAAATCCTCCGCAAGTCGCCGTGATGGTGGACGTTCCGGCTTTTACGCCAGTCACCCATCCGTTTTCGTCAACGGTTGCATTTGCCGGCGTTCCGGAGGTGTATGTCACTTTTGCATTAACGCCAAACGGTGCCGGGATCGCCTGGACTTTGACCCGCTCTCCAACCGTCACGCCTGCCGTGCTGCTTGCCATAATCAGGCCGGTCAGGGTGTTGGCATCGTCCCCGGCAAAGAGCATTTCTGTCGTAACATCCAGGTTCTTGATGTTGATCGCGACAAACGCGCCAGCAATCACCGGAGTTCCGTCCGCCCTCTCTTTACCCCGGAAAACGGTGTTGTCCTGGATAAACTGGACATGTTCGGAGCTGTCGATCGTCATGCCTGCGCGCTGCGCCCACAGATAGAGATCGCCATAGCCTCCAACGATATCATAATCCGGCATAAACTCCAGGATATCAACGTCTCCGTTGATAATGGGAAGCACGCCGAAGACGTTCGCCACAACGTCACCGGAAGCGGTGAAGGTGATCGCTTTAGATTTCAGGTAGTTATATGTCTTGCTGTTCATGGCCCAGAACTGTTCGCCCCTGGAGTACCGGGTGAATGTGTTCCCTGCCGCGAGAGTAAGGGCAGACCAGAAGGCCGCGCCGGTCAGGCTGTCGCCGTCGATCTTGATAATGTTGGACGTATGAAGATCAGTCCATTCCGGTGCAGCTGCCGGATAGCCGGCCGGCTGCTGTGTCTGTGCCAGGCGGGTGACAATACCCAGCGGCATGTTGTAGCCGGAGCCCTTGCCGTAAAGGATCGCTTTGTCCTTTGCCAGGCCTACGGATTCGGAGAGCATTTCGACAATCCAAGCAGCCAGGTTGACGTCGCTGTCTTCCAGGAGCGCGTTGCATACCGGGATATATCCGGCGACCTTGTAGCCGTCAAGCGTCACGGAATTAAATACAAAGGTCAGCTCGTTGATGTTGCCGCACATCTCCGTCCAGACCGCTTCCGGAACAGTTCCGGCGATCGTCTGGCGGGCCTGCCCGGAAATCTCGCGGATTCTTACGCGGTTCATCAGCTTGCTGTACCGGTACATATTTTCGGCGATCAGATCAAGCAGCACAACCGGGATCGTCAGCTCTCCTCCGCTGATCGCGCGCTTCTGGCCCTTGAATCCTCTCAAATTCTGAAGGAATTCTTTCACATCCTGCTGTGCCAGGATGCTGTCCCTCATCTCGGTCGGGATTGCGTCAAAGGCACGTGCTCCAACAGGCAGGCTGCGAATTTCTTTTCTGATGTTGATCATCGGTTTTACTCCTCCTTTTTCTCTGTGCTCTTTTCCGGATCCGGTTCCCAGTGTTTCCGGGTCTTTTGCCTCTTCTGTTTCCAGCTCTTTTTCAAGGTCGGAAATCTTTCCTGATAAGGTTTCAACTTCCGCCTCATGCTCCGCGCGCTCTTTGTCGAAAGTCTCAACCTCCTCCTCCACGGCCTTCCGGTCTTCATCGGTCCCGGCCTGTGCCTCCTCGATCGCCTGAGTCAGCTCCTCCTCGCGCTTTTCAAACTCCGCGGTTTTTGCCCGCAGGGTTTCCAGCTCCTTTTTCAGCCTGTCGATGTTGTGCCGCAGCACGATAGCCTTCAGCATGCTTCAGTCCTCCTTTTTAATTTTCTTTTTCATGCGCTCCACCCATGCCTTCATGGTTCGCGCCTTTTCGTCGGCCGCGTCCTTTTTCCGGGCCGAAACAATGGTATCCTCATACGCGGGGAACGTGCAGACCGATACCTCCCAGAGCTTGATGCTCTCGATCTGGAACTGTTCGCGGCCTTCGCCGAGATCAACTAAGGTTTCCCGAATGATATCAAAACCGATCGAGCACTGCGAGACATCCCCGCGTTTTACGCGCTCAAAAAGGTTTACGGCGTCCTGATCCAGCCGGTTGACCTTGATTTCCCCGT